TTGTATCCTTTCTTTTAATTGAGTATTTCTATTCCCATCTTCATTATTATTATTATTTAATACATCCAATACTTTTCTATAATTTTCTTGTGTTTCTTTCATAAACTCAAGGTCAAACTTATCTTTAGATTCTTCTTTTTTACTATTGGTTTCCATCTCTTTAATTTTTAACAAGTTTTCTTGTCCAGCTTGGAATCTTCTTTCTTCTTCTTCTTTACGTAACTTAGTTAATTCTTTAATTATTTTTTTAACTTGACTAGTACTATCTTCTAATGTAGCTTCCATTGCAGGAACATACTCACCGTTCTGTGCAGCAGCAAATGCAATATCTCGTAATTTAGCTAATCTTTCTTCTTCTTTAGCACTATTTTCAACATAAGTAATATATTCAGTATTTAAATTAGTAGTACCATCAATAGCTAATGTTTTAACATTACCATCTTGACCTCTATAATTACCTAAACTTAATTCAGTAGTAGCATTTATAAACGCAATTTTACTCCATGCTAAATCAGAACTATAATCATTTTCTCTAGATTTATTAAACATTTCATTAATAAATCCAATATTCTTCATACTTTGAGATAACATTTGTTGAGTAACTCCTTTACCATCACTTGCAAAACTTTGTCCATCTCTTTGTCTATTCCAACCTATACTATCCCATGCATTAGATTTATTAGAATTATATAATTCTATTAATGTACCTATTATTTTAGTATTAGCACTTTCAACATATCTAAATCCAGTTAAAGCAGCTTCTCTACTTTGGGAGTCACTATCATTATACATTAACCTACCATCTGAAATCATATATATTAACCTTTGAGAAGAACTTAATTTACCACCATGTAATATAGATTCAGGAATTAATTGAACATCCCCTGTTAATAAACCTTTACTAATATAGTGTTTTATATATGCGGATATTAACCTACCAGTAACTTCATATTGCCCTAATCTTTTAACCATAGAATGGTCAAAGTCATATCTAAATAATCCACGTTTACCTGATATATTAAGTTTATTTTTAAATAAGCCACTCAATAAACCTTCTGTTATTAATAATGGTTTAGGTTTAGTATATATACCACTTTTATCATCTCCTATTCTTAACATTCTATATGGCATTACTATCCAATCCCACTCTAAATCTATATCTCCAAGTTCTTCATTTAGTATATAATCTTCAGTTACAATACTTTCTATTTTATTACCTAGCTTATCTGTAGATGTTAATATTCCTATTTTCTTCTCGCTTTGAAATATTAATTCATTAACTAGAACATCTTTATTTCTACTAAATAATATATCATCAGTTGAATTTAATACAGTATCATAATCATTAAAATCACCACTAACATCACCACCTAAGTAATACCTTAAATAACTAGCAGGTATAATTGTATCAGTATTATTGGCTTCATTTCTACTAATTAATTCTTTAATATACTTAATATCTTTTGGTTCTAACTCATGTTCATAATGAGATAATACTTCAAATATACTAATTTCTCTTCTCCATAAAAAACCATCATACTCATTAACAAATAAATTACTATTAGGTATAGGGTATGCTTCTTTAACATCTATATTTTCTTTTACTATTTGATTACCATATACTTTTCTACTCATATAATATTCTCCAAGTACAATATATGTAAAGTATGCTTCCCTATATAATAATTCATCTTTAGTCCAATCTCTAATAGCTTCTAATGTATTTTGTCCATCAATAGCTCGTTGGTCAAACCATTCTTCTTTCTTCGTTTCAACAAACTGTTCTATATCTGGTAACTCTTTACTATCTATACCAGTATCCATACCTTGTTGATTAAGCTGATTAATAATAGCTTGTTCCATATAACTATTAACCTGCTCTCTAATTTTAGCATTTTGTTTTAGTATAATATCAGGATTGTTTACATGAACTTGATAATTATGATTTAATAATGAATATTCACTCATTAACTTTAATAGTATATCCTTTATTAATCCTGTATCTTCAAATGATATAGGAAATCTAAATTCTTTAAGTTCTTTGTCTTTTGATTTACTAAAAGGCATAGTAATATAATCAAAGGTATCATCAGCAATAATACCATTTGACATATTTAGTAATTCAGTTCTCCTACTATCACTAGAATATCCTAGTGCTTCATTAATTCTATAATCAGCAGTACGTTTTCTAAATTTTAAAGCTTGTTTAGTTTTATCAGATACTCTCTGATTAGGTAAACTTTTATCATTTTTTGTATATTGTTCTTTCATATTAATTATTTCTACTAGTTACTAAGTCATGTAATATTTGAGTTGATTTATCATTATCTAAACCTGATTCTTTTAAATTAATAACCATATTAGCTAATGTATCTAATTCTTGAATACAAGCACATGATATTCTATCAAAATTACCTTTTCCAAATTTTAATAATTCTAATAAAAATGCTTCATCATATTCATAATGTAATCCTAATATAGGAGTACCATCTGTTCCATATCCTACAATTTCATACAAAGAACTCCGTAAATAACCTAAAGTGTCTAACTTTAATGTAGTAGTCATAACCACACCTAATGCCGAGTTTCTTCTTGAATTGTTATATCTATCTATATAATGTATAGGGTCTGTTATTATTAAATTAGTTTTTTTCCACGTTCTGAAATTAGCTATTATTTCACCTCTATTTACTTCTGGTAATATTTTAGCATTCCATCTTAAACAAGCCTTTAAAGCTTCCTTATCATCTTGTTGTAATGTATTACATCTACCAGTCCAACTAGCAACTAATAAACCCCTTCTATTTTTTATTTTATATGGAGTTTTATTATTAGGTATCATTCTAACTTCTAATCGAGCTAATGAATGTTTATTGGTTATTTCATCTGCTTCTTTATCTACACCTACAGTATCATAATATACTCTATATATATCATCAGGTATTTTACCATTTAATGTAAATGGTTTAATATGCCATACTCTCCAACAACCTCTAACATCTTCTTTAGCTCTAAATGGTACATTACTTATATATGGATGCGTAACTATAGCATTCGTTTTTAATTCAAGATTAGTTTTAAACTCTATATTATCATTTGTTTCAACTAATTGTCCATCAAAATAAAATTGATATTCCTTATCAAATCTAACTTTTTTATAATGTGTAACTAATTCAGCCGAAGTAAACATATTACTCTTACTAACTGCAAATGCTTCTTCTGGACTATTAGCTCTTTGACCTATATATACAATATATTCTTCATCAGTAAGATTGGTTTCTGCTTTCTTTTTATTTATAATATCAATTTTTAAAGCTTCTTCTAAATTACTATTGCCATCTTTATCTAATGTAATATATTCATTATCTTCAAATCCCCATACATTAGAATGGAAAAACCCACATATATTCTCTCTACTATCTTTATCCCATACATTTTCAAAAGGCATTGCACTATATCCATTAGGATTATAAAATCCATATTCAAATGCTGACCAATCTGCATTTTTAGTACCACCTGTACCAAATACAGTAATATCACCTACACGTCTATTTCCTGATTCAATATTAGATATAGTAACTCCTAACATACTTTTTAAATTAGGAAATTTACCTGCTTCTTCTACTTTAATTTTAACTGCTTTCTTACCAATAGCTGCACTAGGATTCATAGCACAACTAACACTAATTAAATTAGACTTCCAACCAAATACTTTATTACCTTGACCTTTCTTCTTAACACCTAATTGATATGTACCATTTTTTTTATCTTCAACTGGATATATCCCTTCACATCTAGCCCAATATGTTTCATTTTCATACCAATCTAAACATTGTTTAGCCATTGTAGTAGTAGCATCAGCATCAGTTAAATAACTCATATCATATGCAGCTAGTACTACAGTTTGTTCTCTATATAAATTAAGCTCACTAGCTGTTTCGCTAGCTTCTTCATAACTATATCCTTTACGTCTAGCTTTACCTATAAATAAATTATATCCATTTATAGTTTTAAATTCTCTTACTTTATGACTCCAATAACTGCTATCCCAATAATTAGGAAAACCAACTATATCTTTTGGTGTTTTATATCCTATTTGTTGTTGTACTTCCCATTCTTCATCACTAGGTTTTCTATTAATTCTACCATAGTTTAAATAACTATAGTGTGTACCTGTTATTCTTAATGGATGTAATAATTTATCTCTTTGTTTTTGATTAGTTGCATTATTATATTTAACAATATCTTTTTTATATAACTTACAGTTAGCAACCATACCTTCTCTTCTACGTTTACTCTCCGTTAATATGTAATTATTGTAATTAGGAGTATCAGGTATTAATGTAGTATATACTTTATTCTCTTCATAAAAAGTAGCAGCTTCTCTAAATCTCCACGTATCTTTAACTATAAAATTCATTTTCATTAAGAAGCCACCACTATCACCCACTAAAAAATCATTATCATCATCAGTAAAACCTTTAGATTTAGCACTACTATATTTACTCATATCTTCATTATTCCAATCAATAAAAGGAATAGTTTGTGATATACTTTCTTTTTTCTTAATTATATCAGCAATATTAATAGTAGGTATATTCATTATTACTTAACTAATTTTTGTAATTTATCTATTAAGTTTTGTTTACTTTTAGAACCATCACTACTACCATAGAAAAATGTAATCATACTAGCTATAATAGTACCAAGTAAAAAACCCAGTATTGTATCAGCAGCTCTAGTATTAGTAATAGGTACAAATGTAATCATAAATATATAACTAGCTGAAATAATTGACCACCCAATAGCAAAATATTGCACAAACCGTTTACTAAATACATCATCTTGTTGCAATGCTACTTTCTGCATATCTCTGGCATCTGCTTTATCTTTAAGTTCCATAGCACGTTCTTTTATTATTTCTTCTTGTATTAAGTGTAAAGCAATATTTTTATCTTCTAATCTAATAGATTTATTTTTATTAATCATTTTACCTACATTTTCTAGTATTTCAACACCAGTAGTATCCCCTACCAGCGTAAGTATATCCCCAGCTATACTTGGTAATTTATCTTTTAAAAATTTTACTACATTACGGTCTTTAAATTTAATATTATTATTTTTCATATTATTATTTATTTAGTTTATATATCAAGTTCAATGTTCCAACTACCTTTTTTTAAATATATATCGTAGTCATGGTCTATTTTATTATCTGTTAATTTAACTTTACCTTTTTTATAGTCTAACCATTTAAAATCTGGTCTATATGGATATGACCTAGAAATAGGAACATCAAGTTTAAGTATTGATGTATTAGATATTTTTCCTACTTCAATTACAAAGTTACCTTCTACATTACCATAGTCACTAGGTAATATGATAGATATTGCTTTTGTAAATGTACCTATTTCAGTATTATCTTCTATTCTGATAGTTTTCGTGTTAGTATCTAATTGTAATTTCATATTATTTATTTAATTAAATTGTAATTTACCTTGTTTATTAATTTCTTTCTTTCTTTTTTTATGATAATCTTCTAACATAGCTTCAACATAAGTTTTCATATATTCCATAGGATATAACTCTACTACTTCTCCATTATCTGTATCTCGTATATGACATAATATAATAGCTTTACAAACAAATCCAAATCGTTCAACCAAATTAGCATATAAACTTAATTGTAAACTATATGTATTACCATGACTTTGTTGTAAAAAATGTATAGGGTATTTCATATATTGATTAGTAGCTATCCAATTATTAGTCCTAACTCCTTTACTATCTTTCTTAAAATATCCTGATTCATAATTTAATTTATCTATATTAGTTTTCCAATCAACAATTGCAAAATTATTATCTTTAATTGCTAATACATCTATTAATCCACTAATTAAATAATTATAATTATATACACCTATTTCCGCATATATTTTATATCCTTTATTAACTAAGTTTGCTATTATATTATAAATAGTAGGATATTTATCTCTAACACCTTTTTTTATAAAGTATTCTAAATTAACTTCACCATAACTATGTTTCTTTAAAATAGTATCAATAGTATATAATCTATCTTTAATATATGTATTACCACTTTTACTATCATAATAAGTATTATAGCCTGTGGATTCCTTAATAGCAGTTTCCATATAACTATGTTTCTTATTACCTTTATTACAAGCAGTATCTCTTAATTTATTCCAATCTTTTATTACCGCAGAAGCTGTCCATCTATAATATTTACTATCTTTTTTCCTAATTACTGCTTTAGCCATACCTTTGGTATCAAAAGCTTCTTCGTAGTTATCAATTAATTGAGTTACACTAGTATATACATTATCTAAATCATCTGTATATTTATGTTCAAACTCATTAAAAAATATTTTTCTACTTGATAAATCTTTTTCTCTTATACTATTTTTAAACTTACTCATATTACATTTATATTTATGTTTATATTATGCGTTATATTTACATTATAATTATATATATCTGATATAGCAATTGTCCAATGTGTATAGTAATAATAATATTCCATTATCCTAATGCTTTTTTAGGATTAGTGCTATCTTTCAACTTTTTACCACTTCTACCTATTTCATCATCACTTTCTTCTTCCTTAATTAGTAACTTTTCAGCTTGTAATAATGCTTCTAATCTCTTAGGTAATTCAGTACCTATATTCATTAACTCTTTAAACAATTGCCCCATTAATGTTAATTCATCAGTCGTTAATACATCACTATTTTTTAATACTACTTCAAATTGTTTCCTCATTATAGCAACATAGTTACCCATTAATTTAAATGACCTAAATATTTCATTATAAGTATCTTTTATAATACTTTTACTATATTTAATATATGCTTTTTCTGCTCTACCATATGCTACACTAGGCTTCCAATCTTTATCTATCTTAAAATTATCTTTAGCATCTTGCAACAATTCATTACCTGTTAATCCATTTCTAATACCAGGACTACGAACATCATGACACCACCAAATCATACCTAATTCTTTATTAGCAGATAGTTTCTTTTGACCTCTATAATCTTTATTACTACCTTTGTCTAATTTAAGTAACTCTACAAATTCAGTTATATACCCATATTCATCATGATTAAATACTATTCTACCCTCACTAACTATATAGTTAAATATTTTCATTATACTAATTTAAACCCTTTACGTTGCTTAGACAGTATTCCTTTCTTATATGCACTATCTATATCAACTTTCATTTGTTGTCTAATATCTTCTTTACTTAATCCATTAGTTTTTAAATTAGCAATATAATCTAATGTATTTCTTCTACCTTCATATACTTGAAATATACCGAATTGTGGTATTCGTATAGAATCCATATCATTAGATGCTCTTATAATACTAATACCTATAGATTCATGTATATCAGCAACCATATCTTCAGTAATAACTAAATTTTTATGAGTTACATATAAATGTGGTATTTTATTATTACTAATTAGAGCAGTAACTCTGTTAGCTACTATTCTAAACATTTCTCTAGTTCTATCATCGAACTTCATAATTAGTTTATTTTACCTATTATATCATGTTCTGATTTAACTACATATTCAATTACTTTATAATTATCTAATTTTTGCATTTCATGTGGTGATAATATCTTATTATGCTTACTTAATCTTTCATTAAACTTAGGTAATGAATAAGCATTATCTTTAATTTCAACATAGCTACTAGTAATAGTATTAAGACTTAAATCAGTTATAATAGGATGTGACCATAATTTAACTATATCTCCGATATTAAAGTATCTAGTCATTTCACCAAACCCTACTATTTCATACTTTTCCCATATTATACTTTTAGCATCTTTCTTTAATACTAAAGGACTAATACTAGTAGTAGCCTTAATTAAATATTGGTTACCGTGTATTTCAATAAGATTAGGTTTAACCATAGCTTCTCTATATCCTATACTATCCCTATAAGCTTCTAAAACTTTAAGTTTTATATTTAATGAGTTTATAGTATTAATAGTAACTTGGTTATCTATATCCTTATTTGCCATTTTATCACATAGCTTATTAATCTCTTTCTCAATTGTTAGTATTTCAGTTTTTAGTTTCATATTATTTTATATTTAATTTA